ATGGAATAAGTGATATATGGGATTTTAAGTCTGGACTTAGCATTAGAATTCCAGGATCTATTTATTGAGGTGATTTATGGCTTGTAATATTAGTGGGGATGCCGCAGAGTGCCTTTGTGCAAAACCAGCAGAACCACCAGCTGGTCGTGTTTACGCTCCATGGGTTGAACTTGATATACGAGGACTGCAAATTTATTGCGGCAACGAATCGCTTCCAAGCGATCCACATACTATGGCTATAAGTTCTATGCAATATGGGATGAGTCGAGGAAATGGTGGAATCACAGTTGAATTTGAGATTCTTTCTGAGGGTTCTGAAGGGTACAAAAAGCTTTTTGACTTGATGAACAAAACAATTAAACTTGCCCCTGAAGAAATAAAAAACACAAGATTTCGTTTTGGGTGGATTTTAAAAGATTGTACCAATAATGTTGATTTTGAAACACAATTATCACCATGGATACATATTTTACCGGTAAAAATGTCAACTAACATTGACAAAGGCATAGCGAAAATTAAGCTTGAATGCAAAGATCTACTTGAGAGACACAATGATCGCCGTGTGACAGCAAATATAGGCTCAGAAGGAAACCTTATACATCTTAAAGATGCTATAATACAACTTTGCGACACTCAAGATCCAACAATTGATGTCGAGTTTCGCAACAGAAAGGGTGATGGTGACTTTGATTTTGAGAGAGAGCCAAGAGGGTATAAATCTGTTTGGCAGTCCAATGAACTTACACTTTTAGCAACTATAAGATCATGGGTTAGCACTACAAAAACTGCAGATAAAAAAGGAGTTTATTTTAGATATGATCCGGTAGACACAAAATTAGTCATTCAAGAAGATGATGTATGCAGAAAACCAGAAGTTTGTGCTTGCGACGGAGTCATAGACTCATATGTTGTCAATGGTGGAAATTGCAGTCCAGTTATAGAATTTAATCCAGAAATAGACTGGATTCTTGATGCTGGTGGCTTTGGAGGCCAATCTGGTAGCGGAAGTACAAGTGAACAAAATAAGGCGCAAGAACCTTTAGAGCTTCAACCAATTGAAGGAAGCGGATCTGGAAATGAGCAAGCAATTCCAGTTGAGTATAGTCACACCATACCACAAGAACAACATGGTAAAATGTTGAACGAGGCAACAGCAGCCAACACTCTAGCCAATAAACCATTTGACACCGCAAAAAGTATTCAAGGAGAACTTGTTATAATTGGAGATGTAAAATATGCAAATATAACAGATATAGGAAGATACATATCCATATCAGTTTTAAGCCCATATAAAATTGATGGCGGATTTATGAGTCCATGTACATGGATAGCTAAACCACCAACAAATAAAACACTATCGAATAAAAAATGGATGCTTGAGGGTGTTGATCACCAAATAGATTCTGGCAAGTTTATAACTAAACTAAAAGTAGGCTTGGCAGTTCCTAATGCTGAACTAGCGGCAGATGAACCTATTGGTGGCGAAGGCAGTTGCGGGCCTATGACAGACGGAACCGGCGATGGCACCTTCAAAGGAGAAGAAGTTTAATGAGTGTATCAAGCAAAATAGCAGAATTAGAAAGAAAAGTTTTGAGCCTTACAAATCAACTAGGAAGCGTAGAGTATTCCACGGTCGCCATTGCAAGAACGAATCAAAAAAGTCAAACGAGCGATACAAAGGATATGCACTTTGGCTTGATGGTTGGTCTTGTCATAGAAACAATAGATATATGGAAGCAAAATCGTGTCAGATTTTTCTGTCCCAAGCTGCATAGAGCAGATGTTCAAATAAAACAACTTCCATGGGCTCATCCTATTTCGGCAATGGGTGGATTTGACGACTCGGGATTAAGTTGGGTTCCACCAGCTGGGTCTTCAATTGCCCTTGTTTTTGAAAGTGGAAATAGAAGTTCTGCCTTTTATATTGGAACCATTTGGTCTAGAAACAGAGGTCCAGAAGGTCAACACAATTGGGGTGTCAATCACCTCATGGATGAATATTACAAAATATGGGAAGGCCATAGAAAAGGATATCTTGTTGGCCCCAATGATGAAAGCCAAGTTTTACCTCCATGGAATACCGAAAGCTACAATGGTTTTGATCTAACCTCAATTTTAGACTTTGCAGACATGCCTGAAGTTCAAAGAATCATCACATTTCCAAACATTTACGGATTCAAGACACCAGAAAAACACGCTTTAAAAATGGTGGATGGTGATCCAAAGTGTAATAGACGATGGAAAAGAATCGAGCTTACGAGCAGTACTGGTAACTGGTTGATGCTCAAAGATGACCACCTTCACTATGGTGGTCAATGGGCGCACCCAGACTGTAATGTTACATTTCCAAATACTGATGAAATAGTAGCTGATGATGATGTGAGTTGCATTGAAGGAACTCCAGAGGCTCCATATCCAGACATGGCAAGATCGATAGGCATTGACGCTGGCATAATAGCATCAGACAGCAATCCAAATCAAGGAATTGCAGGCTTAAGCGAAATAGCCAAAGCACTTGCAACGAAAACACAAAAAGTAAAAGATATTGTACCAGATTATGTCCCAACATCTGAAGTTCCAATATGTGGAAAGCTAATTCCAAGATTTTCTTCACAAGCAAGAACTGGGCATCCAAAATCATCAAGATATAAGCAGCAAAAAGGACAAAATCCATACTTCAAACATGAGAATGAATGCCGTCCCTATAAAGGACCAGAGACACCACAGAACAACACTTGTGATTTACCTCAGTCTGGAATACAGCTCATGAGTGTTGGCGGTCACACATTCGTAATGGATGATTCCGTTAGTTGCCCAGTGGGCATACCAGAATGGGAAAGAAGCCTAAAACCATTTGACTTTGGTGCAGAGAACATATTTGAAGGCAGAACATACATCAAATCAGCTACAGGACACATGATTGAGATGTCAGACCTTGAAAAAGAACCTGAAGTAAGGAGTGAATGGAATGGAATCAAGCTTTTAACTGCATTTGGCAACAGAATTGAGCTTAACGATCATGAAAAATCAAAATGTATAGCTGGGAAACACCGTGGCATCAGCATGCAAACTACAAGCAAGCACCAATTTGAAATGATTGATGAGGACAATGAGCAATGCGGTAGTGGATCAAGAAAAAGTTTGAGTCCAGAAAAACAAAATGAAGAGCAAAATCCTGTTGGTCATGGTGGAGATCCAAAGCCTCTTGCTAAGAAAGCTTATGTGAAAATAAGGTCTGGTTATGGCCTTGAGTTCATCATGCGTGATGATAATTCGCAAATAACCACTCAAAGACAATACATCAAGATTTATTGTCCACACTATACAAACTGTAGGGGACCACACATACATCAATATCAAGAATCACCAAGTGGCCCTGGGCTGGTGTTCCTTCGTGTTGCCGGTAACCATATTATAGCAACAACAGACAATCAAGTTGAGATCATAGGTGATATAGGTGGATGTTCCAAGCCAAACAATAAAATAGAGTTGATCAGTAAGTTGAAATTAGTATACACAAGAGACTTCTATGTTAACATCACTAAAAAATCGCATATCTTCTATGCAAATGATGTCATAGCTTTGTTCGCAGGGAAAGATGGTCCAAAAAACAGTCCAAGAATTGGTAGATTGTGCGTATTTGACTTAAAGACACAGACAATTAGATTGAGTTCCAAAATTATAGCTAGTGTCGGCAAAAATGATCCATGTATGTCGATTACCCACATTCTACCTTTGGCCAGAAAAAGATGTAATCCAGATAATGAAACACCAACCACAGGCGGTGGACAATAATGAATCAGAAAAGCTTCAAGGGCGCACCATACCCCATAACAAAAAATCCAAAAGGTTTTTTTTATACACAAAGTGGTGTCGATCAAGTCAAATCAGACATGATTGTATTATTGCTGACAAACCCAAGAGAAAGGGTGATGCTGCATGACTTTGGCACCCCGCTTCGCAAACTTTTTTTCAATCCTAATGATCCAGGAACTATATTGGAAGCAAAGGCGATGATCGCTAACTCACTTAAGATGTGGGAACCAAGAGTGGCAATTGAGAACATATATATTCAGTCAAGGTTGGACTCGGATAGCGCAAACCCGAATGATCCAGACCCAGAAAACGAGCATGTGTTGCTCATCAGAATAACATTCTTTGACAGACTCGATATCAGGACGATCAACGAGCTGAGGCTAGAGGTCCCACTAGGAGCTTGATATGACCAATAACTGTCCATTTAATGTAGAACCTTATGCCAAGGCTGAGATCATAAAGAAGCCTAATGTATTCAACCTAAATTATACAAACCAAGATTTTTGGAGCATGAAAACAAGACTTTTGCAATTTACACAGCAAAGGTTTTCTAGTGAGTTCTCAGATTTTGTTGAATCTTCTTTAGCGGTCATGCTTATAGAAAACTGGTCATTTATAGCCGACACACTGTCCTTTAAGATGGATCAGATTGCCAATGAGATATTCATTGACACCGTAACAGAAATAGAAAATGCATTCAGATTGTGCAAATTGGTTGGCTTTCAACCAACAGCACCTATTGCAGCAAAAAGCTATTGGACAGCCAGTTTGACAAACGCAATAACCACAGATATTACAGTAGCCACACCAATACGAGTGCAAGTAAATGGTGGCGGCGAGTCGTTAGACATGGAGCTTTTTGCTGCGGATGCTGAGGGAAATCCATTATTCGATGAAGATATTCTATTGCCGGCAAATTCATTGGTTAACGCAAGCATTGTCGGCCTTGAAGGTCTTACCAGAATAGAGGAAGTTGCAGGGACTGGTGCAGCCAATCAAACGATAAGAAGTGGTTTCAGCACTGTCTTATTTGACAGCATGAAAGTTGAGGTTGATGGAGTTCTGTGGAACAAAGTTGATTTCTTCACAGAGTCACAACAGCTTCGTGAGTACCGTGTAGAATACAATTCTGATTTTAGTGCTTTTTTCATTTTTGGTAATGGTGTTGCAGGTATGGTGCCAACTGTAGGATCTTTGATTAACATCACATATAGAACAGGTGGTGGAGTAAGAGGAAATCTTGTAACAAATGCCACACAAGAAAGCATTCTTGCTACTGTCCCAGGATTAAGCTATACAGTTCCGATTTTTCTTAACAACTACACTAGAGCTCAATACGGCTTTGATGGCGACACCATTGATGACATCAGACGCAAGCTTCCAGCCTATCTTAGAACACAAGACAGAGCTGTGACTGGACTTGATTACAAAACACTAACTGATCAGTTTGCGACTCCGTACCAAGGGCAGATTGGTAAGTCGATTGCTGTTCTTCGTAATCATGGTTGTGCAGCCAACATCATAGACATTTATGTTTTGGCAAGGAAAGACACCGAAACTTTAGACAACGCATCAGACCAGCTTAAAACAGCGTTGATGAATTATCTTGAGTCAAAAAAGATGATAACAGATTACATCTGCATCAAGGATGGTGTTCCTGTCACAATTGATGTTAACATATCTGTAACAGTAGACAAATTTTACAAGAAATTTGAAGACGAACTGAGAATCAAGATATTGAACAGGGTCAACAGCTTTTTCAGCATTAGCAGATGGGAGTTTGGACAGAACCTAAAAGAATCAGATATAGTAAAAGAACTGTCTGATCTCAAAGAAATTTCATCAATTGACATTGCCTTTAGTACAGATGTTTCACCAACGGCGAACAACATCGTAACAGCAAAGTATTATGAGATAATCAGACCTGACATCATCGATTTAGGATTCGTTTACGAATAAAAAAATGACACAGAAGCGAATTACAGAAAACCCGACCCTCAATGATGAGATTGTTCTAGAGTTTACAACTCCTGATGACAATGGATGCCTCCTTGCAGATCCATACAAGGTCGACAAGATTGTCATATATTTCATTGAGAGAAGTTTTGTTGACCCAACCCTTAACGAATACACCCAAGACATCTATGAGAGCGAGAAGCTTGCTGCCACGATAGCTGCCGAAAAGCTTGCTTGCGAAAATCCTAACGAAAAAAATATATTCGAAGCTAAAAAACTTCGAGCAGACCTTGATAGCAGCGTTAAATCCCAGAAGTTTTACTACAAAGATGCAACTCCGATATTCACTGTTGGAACCGACATGTTTCCAGCTTGGCTTTCAACTGACCAAGACAACGCATTGATCCAAAAAGTAAATGAAGACAGTGAAAGCAACACGCTGTATGGTAACTTTAAATATGTTTGGAAACCATTCAGCTTCCGTGAGGGTGATTACTTCGTATGTTACACTTGGACATCCGTAATAGCTGGCACAACCAAGTTAAGTCATCAGAAGTTTAGCATAGTGAGTGTGGATGTTGAAGCCAATGCAATCCCATCGCACTTCACGCCTCCAGAAAAATATCCAACTCTACTTGAACGATATACACCAGATATGTTCAAGACAAGACTGAGTCAGTTTGACAGAACACCTGATGTAATTCAAAAGCTAAATTTGGCGATTGCCGATGGCTTTGCGGTGCTTGAAAATTATGCCAACCAGTTGATTGATCTTTATGATGCAAATGTTCTATCTGAGTCATTATTGCCATTTTTGTCTAACCTTTTTAACTTAAGACTGAAGACAACTGATCCATACAGATGGAGAAGGCAAATCAAAAACGCTGTTCCATTATTCAAGAAAAAAGGAACAATTGGCGGTCTTAAAGAATCATTGGATCAAGCAGGCGTCAAATTCATTAAGATTACAAGGCTATGGCAAGTCATATCTAATCACACATGGCAAGAGATCTTCACATACGATGGAGAAAATGATTTTTTCATATTAGAAAGAACCGCTCTGCCAATTGATCTAGATAACTTCGAGCTGTACATCAGATATGTTGATAGCGACATCTGGACTAGTATTTCCTCAGACTACATCATCTTTGACGAGGTTGATGGCTTGTCAATACTTAGGTGGGTTGGCGACACGCTTTCTGTGTCATCAATAAATCTAACTATAGGCGATTCCATCAGAGTCGTGTACAAAGTCATAGAAATATCTACTGGAACTCAGCAAACAATTGAGAATTACATCAGGATGCTACCATTGATGGATTCTCGTGACGAGAGGGATAACGAATACCCGATTAAGAACTGGAATGTAAGGCTAATTGAAGAGACAGATCCACTATTTGACATTATCATACCAACGAAAACACCATTCCACGATGATATCGTTTTTGGAAAAGTAAGGACAGAGTTTCCCTACAGCGAAAACATCTACAACATGGATGAATACAATGGAAGTATCCGCAACAGCAAAGATCCATGTGATATAGACAAGAACTTTGTAGACCCATGCCACTCCGGACTCAGCAGTAAATACAACATAGACCTTGAAATAGAGTATTTAAGTAACGACAGAATAGTCGAGGCCAACGATGTTCTCCGTGAGTGTTTGCCATTCCATGCAGTTTTACATGTTATGAACATATATGGTGGAATTAACGAGGTCGTCATACCTCCCGAAGAAGATTTTGAAATACTTGTGACATTCCTTCAAAATGCGTTCACCATATCTGGAAACGCACAAATGTGGTTCAACAGAGTAATGATAAATGGGATTACGGGTTCGCAAGCAGTACTTCGCAGTGACCTGGCCACATCTAGCATTGTTGATTCGGGAACAGGCATAGCCTACAACGACAGTGTGGTTCTTTTCTGTGGTGAAGTGAACTTCAAATCGATAGGCATGATCAATGATGGAACGGCCATACTCAAGATACTAGGTGGAACACTTGCTGGTGATTACAATGTGGATAGCCCAACGCCAAACACAGTCAAGATTGTTTCGATTACTGAACCAATAAATGAGACAAATAACATTTTCAGCCCAAGACTTGCACTCAACCAGAGAGCATTCAGTTTCAGACTGTCAAACCCTATAGATGCATCAAGCACCATCAATATATACCAAGACAATATTTTCAAATTCACCGACGAAAGCCAATCGTTCAATAACTTTAAATCGCTTTGGGATGTCAGCCGTGGATATAGCACAGCATCTTGGAAGATTAAAATACCAGTATATTCAGCAACCCCATTAAACATTATCAATGTTCAAAGTGATGGATCGATCATGCTAGAAGATGGCGGAAGTCTACCATCAAGTTCTGCTACATCCATTTCATACACAGCATATGATCAATACAACAACGAGCTGTTCACAAGCTCATCTGGTGTGCTTGTTGTGACCTCAAGGGGAAGAACAGAAGTTCTCAACACAACCTTGCATGATGTGAAAAATGTTTTCTTAATAGGTGATTACCAAAATATATCAGGTACAGAGTATAAAATAACTGGATTCAAGGATGGTGCAGATGACCAGTTTTATATCGATGGATACACAGGAGGCGATGTTGCTGGGGCGAGTTTGTACACATATAGGCGCCTCTTGGACAACAAAGTTGGTTATTTGAGCCATAAGGGTTTAAATATTCAAATATCTGGAAATATTGAATCAAGTCTATCCATAAACAATGGCGAAAACAGCCTTGTCGCAACGCCACTTGAGGATGATCATTTCAAGGAAAATTACCTTATTGACATCAATGGAAAACTATATTTAATGGCCAATATAAACGGAAATAGCCCAGTTGGAAACACAACAATAGCATTGGATGGTCCAGATTCCTACTGGAAAACACTTGTTAATGGCGGCACATCTACACCTTACAGCATATATCGTTATATTAAAACGCAAGATATTACTATACAAGGTCAGCAATTTGACCTCGAACCGGCCACATTCGACACTATTGATAGGCGTGGCAGAGTTACCATTGGAAATGATGCATCTGGAACCGAAGAAATAAAGATGCTTCAAGTTCCAAAAGATAATTTTTTAGAATCAACCAGCCAAAAAGAAGGGGTTGAATTTATAATAGAGTACAGAGACGGTACAAGAAAGAAAGGTGATATATGACAGAATTACATGAACCATTAAAAGTGATTGGAATCGTGGAGAGGATCATCGAGTATTCCGATGGTCGCAAGGAGGTATCCGAAGTCAAAAATACCATCCTCCGCAAAGGAAGAGAGGCGCTTGCTAGTAGCTTGGCAAACAGCATCGGGGCAACCTACACATTCTACATCAATCGCATGATCTTTGGTGATGGTGGCACGGCCGGTGGAACACTCAAGGTTGTTGACAGTGCAAGAACTGCGCTTTTTGGCGTAACAAGGGCTAGCAAGCCAGTAATCAGTTCGGTTGACCCTAATATCCTAAGTCAAGTAGTGTTTACATCCGTTCTATCCTTTGATGATGCTAATGGGTATGCAATAAACGAGATGGCTTTACAGATGTCAAATGGCGATCTTTACAGTATGGTTGCATTTGCTGATCTCAATAAGACAAGTAGCATGCAGATAACATTTAACTGGCGACTTTCATTCATCTAAGAGGAAACATGCCAAACACAATAAAAATTGTTAAGATTAAAAGCAACGAGGCCGGCAAAGAAATCAACATGCTTGTGGTCGGAAATGAAGTTTTCGACTGGGGCATAGATGATAAATCGCTTATTCAAACAAAAAAGATGATTGATCAAAGACCAGATATGCGTGAGTCCATATCAATGTCCATAATCAACCACTTTGTTGAATGTTTCAGCGAATTCCTTGGTCGTGAGACGACACTACCTGAGATTGTGTCGGCCATAAATAAGGGAGAAATTTAATGAGCAAATCGCTCAGATACGACGAGAACGACAACAGGTTCTACATCAGTGATTCAACCATAAAAGGCGCTGGTAAGGGACTATTTGCCCGTCACAAAATAAGTAAGGGCGAAAAAATAGATATCAGTGGTGTGATTGTTGAGAAGAATTCATACGCTGATAAATGTACAACATACGCAAACAATTACAAGTTCGCTCTAGATGTCATACAGCTTGGAAATGGCGAATTAGTTGCTGGCAACAAGATGGTTATACCACTTGGCTTTTCTGGTATGGTAAACCATATGGATGAAGAGTCAAAAAGGAATGTACAGATAGAAAGCATGGGCAATGAGAGCATAGCCTATGTGTTTCTGCGTGATGTGGCCAAGGATGAAGAAATACTTGGCAACTATGGCGATAACTGGCAGAACTTGCTCAGCTGGATGCAGAAGCAGCATGAGTCCAACAAGACAGACAAAAAGGATTGGCAAAATTTTCTTGAGCTTAACCTTTACGAACTTGGGAGAATTTTATGAACTATTGGCTTGATAAGAAAGCAAATCAAACACCAGCTGAGAACAATATAAAGAAGTTGCGAAAACGCACCTTCATTTTCAAGCAGAACCACATAGATAAAAAGAAAATTGATACCAAAGCACTCATCGAGCGCCTTAAGGATCAGTTCAAAAAAATAACCAATTAAATAGTCATAGACAAAAGGTGAAACATGGTCGATCTATCTAAGATACCTGTGCCGGAATATCAACCAAACCAGCCATACCACTGGGAATATGATAATTTACCCATAAAAAATTTAGTGCTTCGTGATGAACTCATAAACAATGAGCTTGAAAACGCTTCGCAAATACTTCGCAATGGGGCTGGAACCCAGGGCAACATGGCCAACAGGATTGATCAATCTATTGACTCGGATGGGAACCTAAAGCCTATCGCCATTGATCAAGCGCTTCATAGTATAGCGGAGCATACAGATGCATCCAAGGATGTTGATGGTTCTGAACTCAGCTATATACAAAATACACTTGGGTTTAACAGTATTACAAACCCCATATCCTTTGTTCGTATGCTTGAGGCTGAACGCTCTAAGCTTAACCTTATAGCAGATGAAGCCACAAACATTGATTTTAATGTCCAAAGCCCAAGCTCAATAGTATCAATTACTGAGGGAAGCATATCATTCCAGCCCTCTGATACCATAACATGGGACATAACGGCTCCAGCCACGCCATCCCAACCATTTGTCATCAAGCCAAATCTTAGTATTGGCACGACTTTCGCTCATACTCACTACTATGACCTTGAGCCAATAACTGTAGATTATCAAAACTATTCAGTAACCAGCGTCAACACTCCATATATCCAAGGAAGCTTGCGTGTTTTCGTGAATGGTGTTAGAATAAATTCTGATTATTTGATTTATTGTCCAAGTAGCAACCCAACAATGTCGTGGACTCTCAATAAGTTCACGCCAAACCATACTGGTGGAACATTTGCGCTTGACAATGCCTTGTCGTCGCAAGACATCATCAGAATAGATTTTGATATTTCCTTGACATGAGAAACAAATGTACGAACCAAAAGACATTGACATCGGCTTTGTAATTATAGCGCCTGAAAACAACCCAAAGCATGTGGAAATAACAGTCTCATCAATATCAGCAAAGTATGGCGAAAAGCCATTTATAACAGTAGTCACGGATTCCATACTTGAGCAGACTATGGATGAAATGTCAGTTTTTGGAAAATTGTTTTGTGCAAAGAATACATATAGCTCTTTACTGAGCATGGGAATGAAAAATGCTCCAGCAGAGTGGAACATAATAGTTATATCTGGCACACCGATAAGAAATCATGCTCACCGCAAGTATTCTTGTTTCATCGAGTCACACAAAGACATACTTTACCCGATAATTGACAGAAAAATGAACTTTGTGGATGGCTCCGTAAATGGAATCATGATCCACAGGGATGCCTATACCGATCTTGGCGACATGCCAGAAACGCCTAATCTCAGCGAATGCAAAGCCGCATGGGGGTCCCTTGCCGTTTCTAAGGGGTATAAATTTAAAGGTATCGTTGGAGCCGCCTTAATCTGATTTCTGGCGTAAGATATACCATGTATCATCATATGCGTCTCCGCTATCTACACGGCGAAGATAATCATAAAGAGAATCCCAAGAAGAAAACATGTGTTCGAGTGGCATAAAGCCAAAATACCAAACAGGTATGTTCTCTATGCCATCGGGGCAGACAAGGAGGGTTGGCTTCATGCATCTCCAACTTTCAATAATTTCATGATGTGTTCCAACTGTTGGCACTTTATATGGCAAAAAAGCAATAGTCATATCACATTGGTACAACATACCAAGATCTTTGCGAAAAAATCTCTCCGCTATTGACTTTATACGCATGTAGTCCTTGTCGGCTTTTGCTTGCTTGATATCTGGAACCCATTGCTCCTTAGGGTCAAGAGCTGGGTCAAAAACCTGAATACCGAATGTTTTGAGCAATTCTATTGCTGGTTGTGTGCGATAATCGCCATTGCTGAACTCCATAGGACCGCTTAAATAAGCCTTTGAACCATTAAGCATTAAATATACTCCTTTAAAAAATGAATTTTAAATCATTTACAAAACAAATCAATCTCTAATATTTCAAGGAGAAAATTATGGAAAACAAAGACCTTATGGCTGAATTGCGTGATGTGCTTGTAAATGAGCCCGCCGAGAGGCACAGCTACTTTCAAATGAAGTACTTTATAGTAGGAAAAGAGCCGACCACACAATCCAAAATGTGGCAATGTATACGAGAGATCAAAGCGAGGCACGATTCGTTAGAAGCTATAGAACTTGAGCTTGAAGAAGCCAGCGACAACCTAGAATTGATCGAAATAAACATAAATAGAAATAAGGCAATTCTGAACAAGAAAAAAGCCAAGGGTATAAATCCTATGGCAATCAGAATTTCAGAAATAAGCTTGAGGAAAAGTGAACGGCAAATGATTGCAGCCAAGAAAAACATCGAGGCTCTTGCCAAGAAAAGAAAGTATCTACAAGAAGAAGCTAAGTTCTTTGTGTTGGCATTCAAGAACTTACAAGAGGTCGAACCATTGCTAGATTATGATAACCTCAAAGCTCAAAAGCAATATTGGGGTGAGAAGTTACTACAGAAAATAAACCTCAAGATGCTAATGCAATCTCATGTAGACACCGAGCTTATAGAAACAGTTCTTGCACTACCTGATGACATCCCAATCAAGGAGCAGACACTCAAGAATCTTGATGTGAGGCATAGGCAAATGGTCGATATGAAGAAACAAGCGGAAACAGCTTTGATCAAGCAGGAGACAGATGACAACTAGAATTTCAACACTGACACCTGGCTATTCTATAGGAAGTCTGTCGGCATTTCCGCTAAACCTTGACGACAAAGAGACTCTGTATGAAGCAAAGAATAACGCACAAACCGTTATGAAGCAATCTTTGTCATTTAATGGTAAGTATATCATTGTCGATAACAACGATAGTTTCCCGACAAGGGGATTAATCAGACTTGGGCCACCACCAGGAAAAGCCGGAAACTATGAAATAATCTATTATGGCAACAAGAATGAAGGTGTATTTTACAACCTAGTCCGTGGATTCGTTGGTTCACGCCAAACAATTTGGCCTGCGACAACAACTGTCAGTCATAGCGTAATGGCCGAGCATCACAATGCCCTAAGAGACGCAATACACAACATCGAGACAGACCTTGGCACCAATATTGATCCAACGACTGGATCTTTAAATGGAATCTTAAAGCGCCAAGAGAACATATTCTTGGCACCAAAAGCCATATTTAGGGCAAGCAAGATTATTGGTCAACCACCATTAAAAGTAAGATTCCAGAATTTCAGTACTGGCCCTCTTGTAAGATATCTTTGGGACTTTGGCGATGGAGCCACATCCGTAGAGAAAAATCCAACACACACCTATCAGTCCGAAGGCATATACACAGTACAACTGAACATTGTTTCGATACTTGGCGCCCAAGGAATAACAACAAAGAGCAATTACATCACAGTAAGCAAGCAAGAAATCAATAGTTTTTTCTATGTGACTCCAAGAACAGGCTACTCTCTTGAGACAGCAAATGCTATGTCAATAGATCCAACAGAGTTCAGGATTATCGATCAAACTGATGGTGATATAGTGCAAAGGTATTGGATATTTGGCGGTGATGGAACTGTAGAAGGAATACCAGTTGCAAATCAAAGCTACCAAGAAAACAATCCAAACAAGCATGAGATTAAGTTTATTTTTGATAAGCCTGGAGACTACAGACCAGGTCTCATGACCATATTAGAGACTTCAACAACCAAGCGCACATTCCTCAGCGAAAGCATAGTGGTGCAATAATGGTAATACCATCAACAGTAAAATTCCCTACAAGCATTGATGACGACAACACTCTGTTTCTTGTCCATGATAGTCTCCGTGTCACACTGTCTGCAGACTATAACCCAGGTGATAGATCAATTTTTGTGTATGGTGACAACGAAATCATAAACAGATTTCCAGACTCTGGATTTATAACGCTTACGGAACAATGCAGCGATGCCGATGTCCGTGCAATAACCTTTTATTATGGAAGTAAGACTCCGGTTTCATTTGATAATCTTGAACTGTTGTCTTGCTTCGTTGATGTGGCCAAGCCAAGGGACATAACACATATAACCATGAATGTAATGGCTGAGCACCACAACGCACTAAAAAATGCCATCATTGCGATCGAACATACTGCCGGTAAAAAGAACGAGATTGCCCAACAACCATTGACTGGAACCATGGAGGCAAGGATAAACTACCTCCGAAAAATTGCACTAGTTCCAAAGGCATGGTTTACCGCCAACAATAAGATTGGCCTAATACCTCTAACGGTTGAGTTCAAGGATCTTAGTTTTCGTCTTGGTACAGATGGCACAACCGGAGTAATCAGCTACATATGGGATTTTGGAGATAACACTGGCCCATCTATAGTCACAGTAAGTACAACTAGCGGACCTGTCACACAAAGCAATGTTATTGTTCAAGATTTGGATGGCGGCACTGTAAGCAAAGTCTATAGCAGGCCTGGAATATATGATGTTAGTCTTACAATTTCCAATGACTTTGGATCTGATACTTTAGTTTTTCCAGAGTTCATAAATGCAAGAGTTGCAGCACCCGACGAAGCAGTTATCAATTTTAATTTGAGAACAGGACAGATTTTGGCTAGGACTGGTCTTCCAATAAATGGTCCATATACGACAATTCCAGTTTTAAGAACACCAGTAAACACATTTGTTGATGCAGAAGTTCCAAATGGCATAAACCCAAACACAGGAAAGACTTATGTTGGGGAAGAGGTTTCTGGTGGTGTTCCTATAGATGCTGTAGAAAGCTACACATGGTCACTCGCCGATGATCTCACACATACTAACACATCGGCGGTCAGAGGATCCTACAGTATCGGTGGCATTTATAACATTGTCTTAAGGTGCGATACTCAGTATGGATCATACAGAATCACGACATATGAGGGATCCATAGATGTCGTAGAAAAATACAATCTATGGTTATGGAATTACATTACAACAAACCAGATCAATGCTTATGAGCTTGGTTTGATTAGCGAGACATTCAAAACTACCTTCACGAACCCAGTAACAGTATCAAGAGACATTAGCTTTTTGGATGGTCAGAACAATGAAGCTCAACAAAAAATGGAATTTAAAAGAAATGCAGGATTTGCACCCCGTGGAACAACCGCCAGTGGCAATGGTGGTGTTGGGTTGCTATACTACGCTTCGGGCAGAAGTCCATCTGATTCAGCCTCTAATGAAACAATAAAGATTAATGAATTCAATGGTTTCACCCAAACCTATCTGACTCAAAGTCCGATCAGCAGACCATGGAACTGGGTTGATCTTTACAGTTATACAAACCTTTATTTTGTATTTGGTGGTTTGACAACTTCCCAACTACCAAATACCAGTCTAACCAACCAAGTAAAATCAAAAGTTTCCCTTGCTGATCTCTCCGTAACCACGGACACACTTACTACTTCTAATTACAAAAATGGCGCCCAAGAGTTAAAAAATAACGAAGTGACCTACAACACTTCAGGAGATCCAGTACAAGGTCATATGAGTGTCTATAGGTCATGCTGGAAGGATACGGCTGGATTTATATTGAGGAATCAAGGTGTTGGCACATTCTTTAGGATCAAAAATTTTTATAAGACATCTGGATCAACCTCTGAGTATTTTCTTGATATCAAGAAACTAACAGATATGGCTGGTCCGGCAAAAGTTGAAGGCAAGCTGGTTACATTAAGCCAAGGTGTTTATTTCTTCAACAACACAGGCGCAATATCGGCTTACAATCCAACTACGGATATTTGGGAAACTGGTGGCACGGGGATAAACTCGGCGTCATTCAGGCTATTGCAAGATAACTCTATTGTTGATTTTGATAATCAAGCAAATACGCTTATGGCGGCCTCGGACTCAGATAAGGTAGCTTATCTTAGCTTTGATTATAGCACAAAGCCATTTATAAAGTTCAATGAGACAACGCTAACATTCAGCAGTGTATCAAACAGGCCATCTGGCAATCAATTTGCCATGGCCATTTTTTAACATGGAGACCTAGATAGGTAAGAAATGTCCAGCAATTTTCCATCAATTCCTGTGTATCCAAAGCAATACGATACTGATCGTACATTGTACTTGGTTTATAACACATCAGAGACCATAACGACAGTAGATAACCATCCTTGGGAAGCAACGATAGACATCGTACCAGTTGGATCATCCGCATGCGAAATATGGTCTGAAAATGGTTTCGCCAACATAAATGGGGAGCTTTTTTATTACGCCGGCGTTTCTAAGAACAACTATGGTAAAATTAACCAGCTCATTAATTGTGTTAGAAACCTTGGTGGAACCAAGACGAAATTCAACAAAGTAGGATCTGAGGTTCGTGGTTTTGTTGTGGCGGAACATCACAACCAAATTGCCGATGCCATCCTCAAAATAGAAAATTTTGTTGGCTATAATTTTACACCAGATAAAACGACGCTAGATTGGAGAATCCGTAACCTTGCAGAACTTGAAGTCATATTTGACGACTTTACTTGTCCAGACATTACATTCTTCTACAATGTTGTTTCTCAAAGTCCAACTGCTGGAACAATCATAAACTATAACATTGAGATTGTTGGAAACTATAAGAATTTCAGAATTGACTTCGGTGATGGCGAATTTACGACAACATCATTGAGTGGTACGCACACATATGCAGCAAACACTACAATAGATCCAGTAGTTCAAATTAGTACTGATAAGTGTACCATAGTTCAAAGTCCATACGAAAGAACTATTGCGACCCAACCAGTAATTCAAATCGCAAATGCACCATTAGAAATACTCATACCAAACATACCAGATATTCCAACTTTGGATTTTCCAAATCCAATCATACCAACAATAAACATCCAGCCACCACCGATTGTTTTTCCATGCCTTGACATCGGGCCTCTTGGACCACTGAGTATTCCTTCGATAATCATCGTTGATCCACCACTTCCAACAGTCATCATATTTGATCCACTGCCAAATTTCTGCAGCATTATAAGTTTTGGGCCACTACCTCCATTGCCAACCATGATAACTTTTGGGCCACCACCTCCATTACCAAGCATCGTATTCCCGGATTTCCCGACATTCCCAACGATGATTGATTTTGGGCCATTCCCAGTATGTAGTTTGATTAATTTTGGGCCAATTATATGTCCAACATTGATTGAATTTGGACCAGTCAGTTTTCCGACAGTAATTGTTTTTGGACCATTCAGTTTTCCGACAGTAATTGTCTTTGGGCCACTACCAAATTTCTGCAGCATCATCAGTTTTGGGCCATTGCCTGTATTGCCAACCATGGTAACTTTTGGGCCATTGCCGACATTCCCAACGATAATTGATTTTGGGCCATTCCCAGTTTGTAGCTTGATTAATTTTGGACCAATTATATGTCCAACATTAATTGAATTTGGACCAATCAGTTTTCCGACAATAATTAGTTTTGGGCCACTGAGTTTTCCGACAATAATTAGTTTTGGGCCACTACCAAATTTCTGTAGCCTCATCGGTTTTGGGCCAGTGACTTTGCCAACGATAATCAGTTTTGGGCCACTACCAAATTTCTGTAGCCTCATCGGTTTTGGGCCAGTGACTTTGCCAACGATAATCAGTTTTGGGCCAACATCATTACCTAGTGTAATAGTCTTTGGGCCACCACCAACATTCCCAACGATAATTGATTTTGGGCCATTCCCAGTTTGTAGCTTGATTAATTTCGGACCAATTATATGTCCAACCTTAATAGTTTTTGGCCCAGTATCATTCCCTAGCACAATAGTTTTTGGCCCAGCGTCATTTCCTACTTTGATCGTTTTTGGTCCAGTATCATTCCCTAGCGTAATAGTTTTTGGTCCACTACCAAATTTCTGTTCCTTGATACAGTTTGGACCAGCGCCATTGCCATCTACTATAGTTTTCGGGCCATCAAACCTTCCGTCTACTATAGTTTTCGGGCCATCTTCATTACCTTCTGTTATTGGTTTCGGTCCATCAAAAATCCCAACGATGATTGATTTTGGGCCATTCCCAGTATGTACTCTTATAAATTTCGGTCCACTAAATTGCCCAACATTTATCGTTTTTGGCCCAGTATCATTCCCTAGCACAATAGTTTTTGGCCCAGTATCATTCCCTACTTTGATCGTTTTTGGACCAACATCATTCCCTAGTGTAATAGTCTTTGGGCCAATGCCAAACTTCTGTTCAACGATACAGTTCGGGCCATCAAACATTCCGTCTACTATAGGTTTCGGGCCATCGAATCTTCCGTCTACTATAGGATTCGGGCCATCAAACCTTCCATCCACTATAGGTTTCGGCCCATCAAAAATTCCAACGATGATTGGTTTTGGGCCATTCCCAGTATGTACTCTTATAAATTTTGGCCCATTAAACTGTCCAACCTTAATTGTTTTTGGCCCAGTATCATTCCCTAGCGTAATTGTTTTTGGCCCAGTATCATTCCCTAGCGTAATAGTATTTGGCCCAATGCCAAACTTCTGTTCAACAATACAGTTTGGGCCATCAAACATTCCGTCTACTATAACTTTCGGGCCATCAAACATTTCGTCTACTATAACTTTCGGGCCATCGTCATTACCTTCTGTTATAGGTTTCGGCCCATCAAAAATTCCAACGATGATTGGTTTTGGGCCATTCCCAGTATGTACTCTTATAAATTTTGGTCCATTAAATTGTCCGACCTTAATTGTTTTTGGCCCAATTAGCATCCCGACGCTCATAAATTTTGGACCAGCTCCATCGTTCCCGACACTCATAACATTTGGACCACCTCCATCGATCCCGACGCTCATAAATTTTGGACCAGCTCCATCAATTGCTACACTCATAACATTTGGGCCAGCTCCATCATTCCCGACGCTTATAAATTTTGGACCTGCTCCATCGTTTGCTACAGTCATAACATTTGGGCCAGCTCCATCAATTGCTACAATTATAAATTTTGGACCACCGCCATCATTCCCGACACTTATAAATTTTGGACCTGCTCCATCATTTCCAACGCTTATAAATTTTGGACCTGCTCCATCAATTGCTACAGTCATAACATTTGGGCCAGCTCCATCAATTGCTACGCTTATAAATTTTGGACCACCGCCATCATTCCCGACGCTTATAAATTTTGGACCTGCTCCATCGTTGCCGACGCTTATAAATTTTGGGCCATTCCCAACATTCCCAACGACAATTGATTTTGGGCCATTCCCAACATTCTCTCAGATTGAATTTGGGCCATTCCCAACATTCTCTCAGATTGAATTTGGGCCATTCCCAACATTCTCTCAGATTGAATTTGGACCAGCGCCAACATTCTCTCAGATTGAATTTGGGCCAGTGCCAACATTCTCCAAAATTGAATTTGGGCCAGTACCAACATTCTCCAAAATTGAATTTGGACCAACACCAACGGTCAGCGTAAATTGGGGTACAACACCAACTCTAAGCTGTGTGATTAAATTAGAATGCCCAACTAGCGGCACGCCAATGGCTGCCCTTGACGCAGATCCATATGCCGACCCAAACATAGATATTGATCTCGGAGATATTGGAATACCAAGCATCATCAAAGTCATAGCTCCAGTAATTCCAGACATAAAAATTCTCCATGATATTCCAGGAATCATCAAAGTTGAATCAATAAAGATTCCATCAATCATCAAAATGATATCAGATCTTTATATCCCAAGCGAAATAAGAATTAGGTCTGAAGATATACCAAGCGAGATTAAGGTAATTTCATACAATTTGCCAAGTGTAATATCAATTGATGCGTCAAACATGCCGAATTTTATAAGGCTTGAAGTGCCAAACGATTTTCCAAGAACAATCAGAATAGACGCAAGCCAAATACCAGACAAGATACAAGTTGTTGGCATACCACCACAAATCGAGTTGGTAGGATCCATACCAAGTGAGATCAGACTTGTTATGCCAGATAAGCCCGAAATTGAAATGGTTTACAAGGGATCTCCAATTGATGTCAAGATACAGCTTGACATAAGTAAGCTAAATGGAGACAGCCAAAAAGGCCAATGCGTGGCTATAGTGCCATGCGAGTGAGATTGAGGAAACTATATTAAAGCATGCAAAACCAAATTAAAAGAATTAAGACATATCCTGATAACAACCAATACACTAAGACCAACCATGGCATGTGGGTGCGCAACTTTGTCAATATCCATGCGCCGGCCAAAGATATCAATTCAACATACAGCAGACAAGAAGTACAAACATTTCTTGCAAATGAAGTACAAAATAGCAATCAAAGATTGACATGGCTTGAAAATGAAAATTTTCAACACCAAACCATTGTGATAGTATCTGATGGTTATGACTTCTCTAAGAAACAACATCTTTTGTCAATGATTCCAAAAGATGTTGGAATCATCGGCGTTCTTGGATCCTTGCAGAAATGGAATGTTCCTGGTCGAATCATGGACTACTATCTTGTTAACAATCCATTTCAGCAGTGCATGAAGTACCTCAACAAGAGAATAAGAGCACTTCCAAAATGCATAGCATCATTGCGTGCAAACCCATACTTCTTACACGCATACAAGGGTCAAGTTTTCAAATATATGCCAGTCCACGAATCGCTTTACACATCAAAATTCTCTAATGATACTAGGCAACACATAGATGATTATAGGAACCCAATATGCGCAGCCATACATTGCGCCTACATATTTGGTGCATCTAAAATTGTTCTTTTCTGCTGTGATGATAGTTTTGCTGGGGAAAGACCAGGATCCGAAAAGCTTGAAAACGGACTTTATCAGTACCCACAACAAAACATAGCTCACGACCTCATAGACACCAAGCTGTTTTGGTTACACAATGAAGAGTACAGCATTACAGAAGCATTTCACCACGATAGTGGAGCAAGTTTTGATAATGCCACATATATAAGTGAAGAAGAACTACCAGAAATATTCAAATAGGGAAAAATGAACGACCCATTCAATTACTTTAATCTATCCGACTTCAAAAAGTGGATCAACAATCACCATGATACAAAAAATTACGAAGATGAATTCATAGGATGCCATGTTAAAGCAAGACCTGGGATTGAAAACCTTGATGAAAAAATACAAATTGAATATGGTGATGATTCAGAAATATTAAGACAATTTTTAAAAGTTGGTGGCACGGTACTAGAGCGTGACGGAAACAAATTCTTGGTTGATGTTGATGCCGGATCATTTGTATGTCACAAAAGATTTCTAAAAAAAATTAGTTGATCTTCCTTATCATAGTCGCCGCTTGAGGTATGTTCGTTGTGTTTATTTCAGGCGCTGATATAGATGACATACTTCCATAAAGCTGCACATTGGCAACTGGTATGTTTGTGTAACCACGAAGCTTAAGAGTCTGACGCAAGCTTGCGAAATCATCAGCAGACTCAATCCATGGTTCGTATAAAAACCTATTTTCATAGATGATGCCTTGTATCACATCATAGTATTCGGCTGGCATATTGATCTCGGAAAGATTTTTTATTCTAGTGGCAAGAATCTTTTTTCCCTTAAATTGACTCACCAACTTTATCCCATCTTTATCACGCTTTCCAAGGTAAATCCACACGGTATAATTACTTGCCATTTTTATCTCCTTTATTTCGCATCAGCTCTTCAAATAGAACCTCAATCAAGATTCTCTTATAAATGTCGTCATCTCCTAATTGAGTGGAGAAGACAGCAAAAGCTTCCAATGCAACATTTACCTTTTCGGTACTTTCTTCCATGTTTACGCCTTTCAATAATTTTCTTCAAGTCAAATATAAGTATTGCATAAGCTATTTTGGAAATAGCAATGAATACATTGAGCTTCTACGATTGCTAAGGCCATTCATCGAAAACCAATTCCATGGCATACAAGTACACTTGGCTTGCAAGAATGAAGCGTATTATCTATTAGAGGACGAGCCAAGAGTGTGTAGTAAAAAAACATTCAACAAAACTGACTACTGCTATGTCCGAGATCTTATTTTTGACAATGCAACACACCCTGTGCAAATAATCATGGAAGAATCTAAAATTAGAATTCCGGTTCTTTGTGGATCTGCAAGTAAACCAACAAACAATGTTTTTGTTTACACATTTGGAAATGCTCCAACAAGAACTCTGAATGCCGAAGAAACTTGCCATTTGATAAAAAACATCCAATCAAGCGGAAGAAACTGTCGCTTGAACGAACCATGGGATGGTGTCTCAAGCGTGGTTTCAGTTGAAGGCGAACAATTGATCAAGGCGGCAATGGCCGGAATTGACTGTACGCTTTTGGATAGTGGGGTTGGAACAGGATTTTACAAGAAGATATTTCCATGCATGAGAGTCCTTTCTCCATAATTGGTGAAAAAATGTAACAAGGAAAAAATGAAGATGTTGGCAGAATCATATATAAATCGTCAATGGGCTCTTAACAACACAGGAGAAACATGAGCGAATTCAGAGTTAAACTAAATAATAGCAAGCAGGGAACACTGGATGTAAACCCCTCCACGCAATCTCAATTCTCTACTTCTGTTCAAAGAACTATCTTTGTTCAAGGGCCTGGGAGAAAATACCGAAAATTATTTGATGGAGAAACATTTGTTGATTGCAATTACTGGAAAAAATTTGCATATCCCCAAGTTGATCAAGAACAAGCTTTTATCGAAGTGGTTTCTGATGATGGCTCTATCTACAGCGATGTATCATCCGAAAACAACTATCCTAAAGTTTACAACCTTATTGTCGAACAAGGCACAGATTATGACGACAATACTGTAGACATAGCTGGAGACACAGAAAGCTATGCAAACTTTGTCCAAATTACAAATCAAGGTCCAAGCTCGGTGCGTGTAAGATTAAATGGAATAGCAGGTGCGACATTCGAACTTGGAGGATCTGAAACCCAAGTGTTCAATGCTGGCGACTTACTTGTGACCAAATTGGCTTTCATCAACAATGTTTCTGGTGGAAGTGCATCGGACATCCAAGTCTTATGCTCCATTAAAAACAACTGCTTGAGCTAATATTTGTCTTATAATTAGATGCCGCCAATTTAAAATTGGTGGCATCTTTCTTTTTTAAAGCATGGCTGAACTACTAACCAAAAACTACAAAAAGAAAACTCTGACCATTAAAGAATTTTATGAAAGAAAAAATAAAGTTCTTATTTGGCATGATAAGGGTGGTCTTGGCGATGTTTTTATGCAACGCATGATATTTGATGATCTAAAGCGTGAGTGTCCCGAATGTGAGTTTACGCTTGCTTGCCTTCCAGAATATAGAGATGCGGCAATAGATCATCCATATATCCATGATGTTGTGGATTCAAGAACTGTTAACCACGAAGATTATATCTGTGTGTTAAATACTTGCGTTACGATAGCGGATCGCTATGAACACCACAAGGCTCCAAACTATGACGATCATAGGAGTGACATATGGGCGAGATACTGTGGTCTTAACCTAACAAGCCATGATATGCACTTTGTTATAGACCAAGATCGCAAAAGATCAGTAATGTCAAGAATTCAATCATTGAAAAAAAACTCGGGTGCGCTTATTGGTTTCGCCCCAACTTCAAAGATAGCAACAAAAAGTTTACAAGAAAATCAGATTGGTTGGATTGCAAATAAATTAAACGAACACAATCTCATAGCATTCCACAAAGATGAGCTTTCATCATGCAAAAGACATGGAATACAGACATTAAGCGGTCTAGGTCTACAAGATTTTATATGTTATGTTGACTGCATGGATTACATGATAACGGTCGATACCGCAGCCTTTCATCTCGCTGGGGGTCTTCGAAAGCCTTTATGTGGTATATTTACCTTTGCTGATGGAAAGGTTTATGGAAAGCATTATGATTTCACGCTTATACAAAAACATAGAGACAATGGGAACTGGGAATGTGGACCATGTTTCAAGTTTGGTAACTGTATTAAGTCAAGAAAACAGCTCAAACCATGCCTAACAGAGATCACTGAAACGGAGATAATATCTGGAATAGATGAAATGTTCAAGAAGTGGCCGTTCAAATCTGAAAAAACATAAACTATATTAGATGTAAGAGGTTACATTGGCTCAACTTATAAAAGCAAGTGATGTGAAGGTCGTAACGAAAGATGGCGAATGCAAGCTATCGATTAGTATAGACTTAAACATAAATCTTAATACACTGGGCGTTTCTGTGGGAACGCAAGCCACTAACAAGGTGGAATCCCAAGAAGCTAAAAAAGAGGCAACAGCTTGGGAAATACCAGACTTCGCTCAACAGCCAAAATTAAACTTCGGTAAGAAAGCATAGAAAAGGAGAAAAAATGGCTATAGGTTTTGATGTTGGCACTTACAATCTCGTATGCTGCCGTAGGGATGATAAAGGGGACTTCTTGAACAAGCGTGAAATTAACGCCTTTATTGAGCTTCCCTTGGAAAATAGATTTGTCTTTGAAATGATGAAGAATGCAGGCGTCCCGCTCATTGAGCGTGATAATGTCGCATATGCCCTTGGTGAAGCGGCAGTAAACATGGCTTACACCATTAGCCAGCTTGAATTGAAGAGGCCAATGTCTGGCGGTTGTGTAAACCCGAAGGAAAAAGATGCCTTCCAAATTTTGAAT